CAACAATTGAAAGACCTGATGGAACATACTATACAGATACTGTTACAGAAATAGATGATGATACTGCGTCAACTGTTGATAATTTCCTAAGTGAATACTATGTGGAGTTAAATGATAATGAGTAAAGATAGTGTAGATGAACTAAAAAAACTTAATCCATATCTATATAATAGCCTAAAGAAAATGGGAATGGTTGATGAAGACTATCCCTTTGTAAAAAAAATGGTGATAGAAGATATTAATGTGAAAGAGTTGACATATAAAGAAGATAAAGATAGTATTAAAAACAGTTAGAGGTTGTAATCTAACTTTCTTTTTAACATTACTCTCCTTAACCCTCATCGCTTCTGGCGGTGGGGGTTTTTTTATGACCCCTTACCAGAAACTAAAGAGCAATTACACTCTCTTACTTTTATTATTTGACACAATGCTTCATACCCTATATCAGAGAACGAAAGTATCCTCGATATGGTTACTTAAACATTAGTGTTGTTGGTCTATCTTTTCTATTCTTAATTTCATAATTTGCCCACGACCTATCAATAGGTCTGTATTCTTGTTCAATAAATTGCTTGATGTTATCTGCATAAAACTTATCGTTATTAAACATATTAAGAAAAAAAGAAATAGACTTCTTAGTATTTGAAAAAACATTCATGACTACCCTCCCTTTATTATATTTAAGTATAGGGTCTACTAGCCAATGTGACCATTGCTATAAACGCAAGGCTGTCATACTTTACATACAAATCTATCGAGGGTATAGTGTATGAATACTAGGAGAAAGAAACAATGACAAACTTAAAGAAATATATTAGTTCATTGTCTGGTAAAGAAAAGACATGGTATTACTGCGGTTGCTATGTTGAAAACAAGGATAAAGAAAAGATATATCTTAAATCTAATATAGACTACAATCAGACACACCTTAAACATAAGGGTAGATGTCTGTATAAAATAACAGAAGCCTAACTATCGGCGATATAAAAAGGAGATGCCAATGCAAGATGACGATGTTGTAAGTCAACAGATACTAGCACTTAATAATAAAGCTATGGAAGAACTCAATACTCTATTGAAAAATATGAGTGATGCTTCATCAGATAAAGATGAGGAAAAGTTCAGATATAACTATGATATACTCAAGGCTTATATTATCTTTAAGATGGAAGATAAGGAAGCTAATTAGGATAGGGGTAGTATCCCCCCGAGAGACATTATGTGTATAACATGGATATAATATTATGTAAAGCGTGTGGTTACTTGACATAGTGTCACACCTAATATACTATAAGATTAGATAATAAAAGATGTTCTTATTGTCTAAAGACTATCGCCGATACATTATGTATTGTTACGACTACCCCCTGACTTCTCGGGCGTTTGAAGTTGGGTGGAATATACTTAACTTACCCTCTAGGGGTAGCGATAAGGTAAGAGTATATCGGCGATATAATTTAAGTAAAGTACCTATAGGCAAAGTAGGGTAGAAGTAGCCCACGCATAGGTACTTTACTTAAATACTAGAGGTGCTTGGAGGTGTAAGCCATTTCGTTCTTAGGGTTCGTACCTATCGAGCTATGCCTAGTATTTGGAAACGCAACGCTAAGAACATTGGGAAGAGGGTGACGCAGATATGCTACCTCTTCCCTAAACGGCTTGGGTAGTGCCTCGAGGATAATTCCCTGTGAAAACTACCCTCGATATACTTAAATGAAAGGTAAGTACAATGCTAAATATAGTAACAACAACTACAAGGAGGACTGATATGGTGGTGGGATATACGATAACTTCAAAGAACTTGAAAAAGAATGATATAGTAATTACAAAACCGAGAGGTGTCTCTTCTGTTTTGCCTAACTGTAAGATAAAAATTATAGATGGGTATAAGACTAGAGATATACGATTGTGTGATGTGCCTATTATGTATAATGAAAGCGATAGGGAATACGGCTCTGTCTTAGTATCCGATATGTACGCTGTTAAGCGTGATAATGTTTGGATACCTATATCTCATGATAATAAATAGAACTAAGTATAAAGCGAATGTCTTCGGGGTGAGAGACTACCCTTATCAAGTCATTAAGCCTAGCACAAATAAGAAGTTAGGTAAGTGGGTTAGTAAGGGTAGGCATACAGGCAGACGCATTTATACTGTTACACTAGAAGAGAGGGCAACCTGTCCTAAATCCTGTGTCCATTGGTACGATTGTTATGGTAACACAATGCCATTTGCACACAGACTACAGTATGATAGCCACCTTATAAAGAGAATGGATAAGGAACTAGCCTATCTTAATACAAAACCTTATGGAATATTAATCAGACTCCATGTCTTAGGGGATTTCCCTGACATAAAATATGTTGAGCAATGGGTCAAATGGCTTGACAAATATCCTAACATAGCCTGTTATGGGTACACCGCTCATTCACCTAAAGAATCTATCGGCGATAGAATTGCACAGATGAATAGAGATAATTGGGATAGGTGGTCAGTAAGATTTTCTAACTACCCTCGATATAAACTATCTGCTAATTCAGATAAGATATCTAAGAATGGTATTACTTGTCCAGAACAAGCAGGTCAAACAAGTAGCTGTGGTAGCTGTGGATTGTGTTGGAATAAGACTTCAAAGCCAATACTGTTTATGACACACAGTTATGACTTACGGAAAGGTAAGAGCAATGCAAATAGTAAGCAGTAACATGATAGATAAACCAATCAAAAATGCTATTAAGGATGCAGTTGGTAACGGCTTTTTCTATTGTGGTTTTATAAAGAAGAAGACAGGCACATTTAGAGAGGGTATCTTTAGGTTTGATGTCAAACAATACAAGTCTATTGTTGATGGTGAAATAAAAACTATCAGCGATAGAATGGCTACGATAGCAGTCAATGATTTAGGTATGTGTTGTAAAGAATTTTATAACAAGAAGTATCTAAAATATCAGCAGAAGCCTCATGACTTTACATCTATCAGATACGATAGTATAAAGTTACTCAAGTTTGGTGGTAGTATGTATGAAGTAGGATACCTAGAAGAGCCTAAACATTTTAGGTTATTCTCTTTAAACAAAATACCATCAGAGATAGGCGAGGAAGCTAAACTATTATACCATGCAGGACAATTTGATTTCAGCATAGGTGATTTACCGAGAGGACTTAAACATGAGAACTAAACTAGACTTACTTAAAGATATGCTAAGTAGTAAACATCTTACTAATGTAATAGGTGAAGAATCCAGAGACAGCTTACAATCTATTATAGATGCTGTATTAGAGGAACAATACTTAAAAGGATTTTACGAGGGTAGTAAGCAGATGGGAAATATTACAGGTCAATTATTAGATATTAATAAAGTCAACTGATTTGAAAAATGCTGACTATACATATTTAAATATTCAGGAAGGGGGTAGTCTAAGAATGGACTGCCCTCTTTGTTTAAATAGAAATACTTTATCTATAAGAAAACTCAATGGTAAATTAATGTGGAATTGTTTTCATGTATCTTGTGAACATAAGGGTAGAGATAATCAGGGATATACTGCAGAAGAAATGCGATATGTGTTTAATAAAAAAGATACAGGTGAGTCTAAACCTTTTGAAATACCTAAGTCTTTTGTATCTGTATATCCTAATCCAAATGCTATGAAGTATTTATCAGCATACAATGTCAGTCCTTACGAGTGCGGTGCTAGGATTGTTTATGATGTTAAACAAGATAGAGTTGTATTTCTTATAGACATTGATGGTATAGTTTATGGTGCAGTAGGTAGGTCATTGTCTAATAAAAATCCAAGATGGTTTAAATATAATACTTGTAAGTTTCCATTTGTTGTAGGTAACATGACAGACACAGCAGTTATAGTAGAGGATTGTGTATCTGCTTGTAGTGTATCGGCGATACATACAGGTGTTGCAATCATGGGTACTACACTTACTGATGACCATACCAATTTTATTAAGGGTAAATTTAAAAAAGTATTTATATGCTTAGACCCAGATGCAAATGGTAAGACCTTTGACATACAGAAAAAGCTAGGATATAGTATTGATACTAGGATAATACTTATACCTAAAGATTTAAAATATTTAACAACAGAAAAGATAAGGGAGTTGCTAATATAATGGCTACAACAATAGAACAAGAGACAGATAAGTGGAGGAAGGAAGCACGAGCCTCTAGGAAAACAATTAAGGAACTTACTAAAAATCTAGAAGAGAAAGAATTATTTATACAATTTTTACAGGAGAGGATTGAGAATAAGAATGAGCAATTGTTTTACTATAGGACAGGTCATCTTAATATGTCAGTTGATGATTTTATTAAGAATAAAAATAGTTTAGCAGATAAGAAATCCATGATGAATTTAGAAAAAGAAAGTGAGGATAAAAAAGATGGGGTGGTATAGTAAAATACATTTCAAAGGTGAAGTAGCTGTGGCAGGTTTCCCTACACACATAGAACTAACATCAGATTACGGGGTGATATACAATGAAAAAACTAGAAGTGATTTTGAGTATTGGGGTTATCATCTTACATTTCATAATAAAAAATTAGAAGAGTACGATGTGTTATGGGAAGAAGGTAAGATGACTAGAGATGAAATTCATTCTATCGCCGATAGTCCTGATAAAGATAACCATAAAGTAAAACCAGAATTTACAGTACCTTATATATCTCAGACAGGATATCATTCACACTTCTTTAACTACCATATAAGACCATTTAAGATTTCTAAAGAAGAGACTGCTGAATTAATTAAGGGAGTTATAACTGCTAAGTTAGGTAGGAATGTAGAATTATTAAGTAAGGATACTAAGCCTGTAGAAATACTGTCCGAACTACCTGATAAACCCTATGAAAAAAAGGAGATGAGTAATGGGTAATCCATTTAAACCACAGAAGATAGTCGCTACTATAGAGATAGAGTATAGACTAAATGTTAGAGCAAATGTATCTGATGTAGATGCCTTTGTTAAAAGTAAAGTAAATAATTTATTTATAGAAGACCTTGTAAGTATGCAAGAATTTAATCAAGATGTTCATGAATTTATGCAGGATAAGGTGGCACGAATTAGAGTGGAGGATGATATTGATGACTAATGAAGAAGCAATAAATATTTTAAAATTAAGTGAGAGATTTAATAATGTTGTAAAAAGATTTGAGAGGTTAGCAGAAAAAGATGAACGATTTAATGGCACTAAAGATAATAAAACTATGTTTAAAGAGGGAATTTTATCTCCAATACAAAAACAAAATAAATAGGAGTAGCTTATCAAATCTTAGTGATGTGTTTGAAGTAGTTGGTAAAACATTTCATGACCTACCTGACTGCAAAGAAATATTACATGATGATTTATATTTAAACTATCTTAGCTATCACCCTACACTAACACAGTCTAATAAAGATAAGGCTATGGATGTTATAAAAGATTTAGATAAAGTAGAAATAAATGAAGACAATGTTGTGCATACCATACAACAAATGCACAAATCACAAACTGCTCACGAAGCTGCACAGAAATTGTTGCAGATATATGAAGGTACTAGTGATGAAGATTTATCTACAGTATCTAAGATTTTAGATAAAGAAGAATCTATCGGCGATACAATTCAAGAAGTTACTAAAGACTTGTATGAACTAATGAAAGACATGGACTACACAAAGTTGTTTCAGTTTAATGCCCCTAGTTTATTAGGTACTCATGTTAAGGGTATTGGCAAAGGACACTTTGCAATTATATTTGCTAGACCAGAATCAGGTAAGACATCCTTTTGGGTGAACATGGTAGGAGGTGCTAATGGCTTTGCACATCAAGAAAAAGTCAATCATATCGCCATTTTTTGCAATGAAGAACAGCCTAGTCGTAATGTTTATAGACTGATACAATCATGTGCGGACATGACAAGAGAACATATAGATGAGAACCCGGAAAGAGCAAACACAGAATGGAAAAAGATAAGAGATAAAATTCATGTGTATGATTGTAAGGATTTTAATATCGAGGGTATAGACTCTTATTGTGAAGAACATAAACCTGACATAGTAATCATAGACCAATTAGATAAAGTAGAACTTGTAAATAAGTTCGATAGTGGTCATGAAAAATTACGAGAGTTATATAAATTAACTAGAGATATAGCTAGTAGAAGGGATGTATGTATGTTTGGAATATGCCAAGCGAGTAGTGATGCTCATGATAAAAATCACATAAGCTTTAATAACATGGAGGGTAGTAAGACAGGTAAGGCGGCAGAGGCTGATTTAATTATAGGCATAGGTAAGAAGGATGATTGGGAAGGTGATGAGGATTTTACTAGAACATTGTGCGTTAGTAAAAATAAATTAACAGGTTGGCATGGTATTATTCCTTGTAAGATTATGCCTAGCAAAGCGAGGTATGTAGATTAATGAAAAAACAAAATAAAAAAACTTGGGTCGACGAGCATATTATTTTTGAAATAGAGGGCCTTACTAAAAAACAAAACAAAGAACTAAGAGATAGGATTTTAAAAAAGGTAGCGGACAAATTTGTAAAAGAGGATGTAAAGAAAAATGATTAGTGTATTAGATATAGAGACAACATTTACAAAAGATGGAGACAACACTCCATATAATTTAAAAAACAAATTAGTTAGTGTGGGGGTGAACGATGAATATTTCTTTTTTCATCATGATGATTACAATGGTGATATTAAATCAAATCATGACAAGCTACAGCATATTTTAGATGAGACAACTTTAATGGTAGGGCATAACTTAAAGTTTGATTTGTCTTGGTTATTAGAATGTGGATTTAAATATGAGGGTAAGTTATGGGATACTATGATTGCAGAGTCAGTCTTACTTAAAGGAGAAAGAAAACCACTTAGTCTTGCAGAATGTTGCAGAAGAAGGCAGATAGGAATTAAGTATGCTACACTTTCAAATGCTATAGATTCTGGGATAGGTATGGATAAAATACCCTTGTCTGATTTAGAAATGTATGGGCGTAATGATGTTACTATAACAAAAGATTTATATCTACAACAAGATTTAGATTATAAAAGAGAAGGTAACAAAATTCTTATACCTACATTAGAGATGATGTGTGAGTTCTTAATTACATTAGTGGAGATAGAAAGAAATGGTGTGTATGTAAATCCTGACACACTAGGTGAACTAAAAAAAATATTAGATGCGGAGTATAGTTCTATCAAAAAAAAGATTGAGATAACTGTTCAAGAGATGATGGGAGATACGCCTTATAATATTGGTAGTGCCGAGCAGTTATCTAAAATCATCTACTCAAAAGAGATTATAGATAAAAAGGATTGGAATATAACATTTGGATTAGGCACAGATGCGGAAGGTATAAAAAGAATACCTCCAAGATATCCTGCCAATACTTTTAGAGATTTAGTAGAGGCTAAAACAAGACCTGTACAATATACTATTGGTACAAAATGTAATGTTTGTAAGGGCGTAGGTGCTTATAGAAAAATTAAAAAAGATAAAACACCCTATCTTAATATCACTAAGTGTAAGGACTGTAGTGGGTATGGTGTAATATTAACTGCCTCATCTAGAATTGCAGGATTTAATATACCCATTAAAACTCAACTAGATATTAATGCCAATGGTGGTATTGTAGGTGAGTCTAAGCTTCAATATATCGCCGATAAAAATCCAGGAAGGGCAAGAGAATTTTTACTTGACCTTATAAGATATAGACAAATAACAAAATATCTATCTACTTTTGTTGAGGGTATGAAGAGCCATGTTTATGAAAATAATATCTTACATCCTAAATTTAGTCAGACTAATGTAGTTACAGGTAGACTATCTTGCTCAGACCCTAACTTCCAAAACATACCTAGAGGAGACAAGCTACCTATTAAACGAGTTATTCAATCTAGATTTGAGGGCGGGTCTATAATAGAGATGGATTTTGCACAGTTAGAATTTAGAGTGGCGGCGTTCTTATCTCAAGATAAACAATCAGTCTATGATATTACTCATGGTGTTGATGTTCATCAGAATACTGCTGATGTTATTGGTTGTAGTAGGCAGGATGCAAAGGCTCATACATTTAAACCTCTCTATGGTGGGTTCTCGGGTACTGCAGAAGAGAAAACATACTATGCTTGGTTTAAGAAAAGATATAAGGGTATTGTAGCTTGGCAAACTAGCACAGAGGATACTGCCATAGCTACTAAACTTGTAACATTACCTAGCGGTAGACAATATTACTTTGAAAATATACTGAGAGATGTTAAGGGAGGCTCTAACTATTTTACACAGGTAAGGAATTATCCTGTTCAAGGTTTTGCTACAGGCGATATAGTTCCTGTAGCTTGTATAGATGTATATAATGCATTGAAACATTTAAAAACAAGATTAATAAATACTGTACACGACTCAGTTATTATTGATGCACACCCAGAGGAGGTGACTAATGTACTAGAACTATTAACAAAGACTTGTGGTAATATTGTCGAGTCTATAAACAAAAGATACAATATAAATTTCAATGTTCCTCTTGACTTTGAGATAAAAATGGGGTCTAATTGGTTAGACCTAAAACAAATATAGGAGTATATATATATGACTGATAAAACAATCTTCGGAGACATGACCGAAGAACAAATAAGACAAGAAGCAGGTATGAGTGCAAAGACTACGCCTTCATACATTGTGAATTTAAGAACCACCTCTAATCATAAAGATAGAAATAATGAAGATAAAATTACCCAACACTTAGGTAGTTATAATATATGGGATAAGGACACAGAACAATTTGTCTATGCCCCGACTGTTTCATTTAGACCTTTTATGAAAAGACAACAGTACATGACTTGGGATGTAAAAGAAAATAATTTTGCTAATGAATCAATACTTGTTGCCTATGGTGAAGAAGCCTTTGATACTAAAGGTACTACTAAGTGTGGTTATGTTACTGCAAAAAACAGAAACGACCTTACTCCCGACCAAAAAGAAACAGCAAAGAATACAAAGTTCTATAGGATAATGTACGGGTTACTTGATATGAAAGGTGAATCTTCTAAGGGAGATAAAATAACTCTATCTCAGTACCCTGTCCAAATAAAGTATGCAGGTGGTAACGCTGTAGTTATGAGTACCTTAGATTCCTTACTACAAAATAAAGGGATACTATGGTCTAATAAAGTATCGCTATCTACAGAAGAGAAGACTATGGGTGGAAATACTTACTACAATATTTTATTGGGTAAGATAACCTCCGTAGATGTTCCTTCTAACTTACTAGAAGATAGTGACGATGGTAGAGCCTACCAATTATTTAAGAATGATATAGATGCAAAGAATACTTCTGTAATGGAAAAATATCACACTTCTTTAAAAGGTATTAAAGATGACAAGGAAGCTGTATCTAGAGTTCAATCTGCTTGAGCGAAGATATATTAAATAAACTTAAAGACTTTTTGGTACAGGCGGAAGGCTCGTCTGTGCCGATGAGTGAGGAATTAATCGAGCAGTTTGGTGAAGATTGTAAGGCTGCAATGCGTAAGCAGTTTAAACAAAAGAGAGAGAGTAAATTTAGAGTAAGAATGTCAGGTATTGGCAAACCTCTTTGTCAATTACAAATGGAAAAGTCAGGGGCAAAGAAAGAACCCATGCCCTATAATGGTAAAGTTAGATTTATATTAGGTGATATGATTGAAGCATTTACTGTATTAATTTTAAAAGCTTCGGGTACTGTTATTGATAGCGAACAAAAACAAGTATCTAGAAAAAACAAATACTTCCCTGATAGTGGCCTCACAGGTACTTATGATGTTGAGATTGATGGGAAGATTTATGATATAAAATCTGCTAGTGATTGGGCATTTAAGAATAAATTCTCTATGGGATTTGGTGCTGTTGTAGATAAGGATGTGTTTGGATATCTCTCTCAAGGCTATTTGTATGCAGATACAGAGAAGAAAAAGTTTGGTGGTTGGATTGTAGTTAATAAATCTACAGGTGAGATATGTATTGTTGCACCACCAGAAGATGATGCGGACTATAAACGAATAGGATTGCAGGTAGCAGAAGAAAACATAGAAGCATTGATGAAGGACCAACCATTTAAAAGATGCTTCACAGATGTAGAAGAAACCTATAGAAGTAAATTAACAGGTAACAGAAGACTAGATAGTGTCTGTGGCTTTTGTTCTTTCAAACAAACTTGTTGGGAAGGGAAGATACAACACTTACCACAGCAAGTCTTTGATGATAATGGTAACCATCGTTCTAAGAGTCCTAAATATTTTTATTATACATACCTAGCTAACGAAGATGAAAATAAAGGAAACAAATGACCAAGAAAAAAAAGACCAATTCAGAAGAGGGTATAGTAATACTAATTAAACCTCACACTAAAGGTAAATTTGCAGTAGGTATTACTACTAATTATATCGCCGATACCCCCGAAAAAGAAATGTGTAAGTTAGTAGCATTAGGTGCTGCACAACTTATGTTAGAAGACCCCGACCCCTTTTATGAAAGAGGCATTGAGATATCTGCACAAACAGATAACATGGATGCCATTAAATCAGAGGAGTTTGTAAGTAAGGATGATGAATCAAATATACTAGACTTAACTAAGTACCTTGATAAATCAAAACTAAACTAAGACTTAATGAATGACCGCCAACAGAAATGTATAAGGTGGTTTAAGAAAAAATATCCCAATTGTGTTATTGACAATAATGTAACTGTTGATATTATATTTGTAATAAATAAACCAAAGAACCCACAAGCACCCTATGTTAATAGCACTAGATACTATGAGAAAGAAAATAGTTCTACCTACTGCTCATGTTGTGATGAAACTACTTGTGAATATAATAATTATTATCTTGTTATCTTGGAGGAAAGATTAATAGCTAGTTTGTTAGACAACATAATTAATAGATACTACTAAATAGGAGTACACAACATGACTGATACTAACTTTAATACAGCAAAAGAAACAAAGACACTAAAGAAATTTGACTTAGACTTGCAGTACGGACAGATGCGTGAACAAAAAGTCCACGATATGTTCTTTAATAAAAAGTTTGAGATTAAATCGGAGAGGGATTGGTGGCAGAAGACAGGTAACATTGCCATTGAGGTAGAGTGTTATGATAAACCGAGTGGTATATCAGTAACGGAAGCAGATTTTTGGATGCATATTTTAACTGATGGTGAAAAAGAATATTGTAAATTAATATTTAAAGTAGCAACAATTAAAAAATTAGCACACAAGTATAGGAATAAGTCTGTCTATGGCGGAGACCATAGGAAATCAAAGTTTGTTTTAGTACCTTTAAAACAACTGTTTACATTAGATAATATTAGATTGGAGGAAAAACCACATGAAGACTGAGGATATATTGAAGACTGCCTCGAAGTTAGTTTCGGGAGACAGGGCAAAAGCTTATGGAGATAAGAAAAAACTCCATGATAAGATAGCTAAACTATGGTCTGCGTATACTGATTATAACATCAATGCAGAACAAGTAGCTATAATGATGGCTATGTTAAAGATAGCTAGAACAACGACAGGAACAAGTGCTGACAGTTATATAGATGCTGCAGCTTATATCTCTATAGGAGGAGAAATCAATGGCCAATAAACAAGCTGAACCAAAAGAAAAAAACTATGTTATTACAGAGGCACAAAGAAATAGTGTCTTGCAATACTTAGCTAACAGACCTTTTATTGAGGTGTCTAGACATATAAATACATTAGGTAATCTAACAGAAATCAATGACAACATTGCACCAGACTTCATCAAAAAGTAAAGACTTTGTACTTTATAGATGTTGTGTATTTTATAACCAAAAAGATGGTCAGTTTTATTGGGATGAGGATACCTTGAATACCAGAGAATTGATAAAGGTTTTTACAGAGAAGTACGGAGTACCTGTGGAGAAACATTCTAAAATAAAAAGATTAAATATAGCGTTGCCTCATGTGTTGAAAGCATTAGTAATACATTTGAAAAATGAATTTAAACACTCCTATAATTCTAGTAGAAAGTTATTAGATAATTTAATTACTTAACGCTCTCATCTGAGAACTAAGACTGTCTGCTCTATTAGGAGTTTGTCTCGCCCATCTTGAGTCGAGCATGGCATCTGCTGCACCATTCATGTCTTTACTTTTTAAACATGAAATCATGGTAACAAACTTCGATACACCTGCACTACCCATTTGATAAATCATTTCACACAAAATACATTTAGCTTTAATGTTTATATCTAACTCATGAGTATCACAAAACTTATCTGCTAGAGACCAAGCCTTATCAAAGTCTTTATCAAAGAGTTTATCCCACCCTTCTTTTGTGGTAGGTATCTCTTCATTAGGTAGAATTTTATGACCATAGCCACCTGTATCAAAACCTAATGTGTCCTTATAAACATCTAGTCTATATCCTTCATGCTGTTTAATCTGCTCTTTTAAATTTTTTTTATGTAGGTCTGCTGACATATCTACTCCTTATTTTTTAAATAGTTTAGCTGCACCTTGTGCGCCCTTTATACCAAAACTTGCACTTATAGCAATGTATAATAAGTTGTGATAGTACGATGGTAAATCTTGTAAGGCGACAAAGCCTTT